ACACGGTAGCGCTCCTCCGCCTCTCCAAGCGGAACCTCCAGGTCTCCCCAGGTCCAGCCGGCCCGGCTGCGGCGCACCCACCGCAGATCATAGCCGCCGTCGGTTCGCGACAGCGCGTTCAAGTGGACAGGCGAAGGCGGGCGAAGCGCCTCGGCTCGCCAGGTGATCGCCGCCTCAGCGGGCCCAGTGTCGCCGATCCCCGATCCCATCACCCGCACCTCAGTACCAATTGCGGCCAGCGGGATTGGGTGAGCGGCAAGGCTCGCGTGCTCCACCAGGACGAACCGCTCGCCGGGCGCGTGTGTCGATGCCGCCCATTCCGTGCCGCCGCGGCCGCGCAACAGTCGAGAGAGGCGCCAGCGTCCGCCGCCCAACGGCACCGCCCGGCCGAACTGGACAAGCTCCTCTCCCACCATCGCGAGGTTGGCGCCGGCCAGCAGCCGCGGTTCGTCCGCGTCTTCGAGCAGCATCTCATGATGCTCCAACTGAATCGTGAGCGCATTCACCTCGTCGACCAGCGCGGTCGCGCCTGGTGCAAGCGCATGTTCGGCCACGCCGGCGGCGGCCGGTTCCGCAGTGGCGCCGATCGCCTCCCAGCTCGCACCCTGATCCAGGCTGACGAGCAGGTTCGCGCGGCGCCAGCCCGGCAATGCTCCCCATGCCGCGATGCGTAGGGCCGCACTCGCGGGCGCGACGTCGTCGAAGCTGGGAAGATCGAGCAGTGCAAGACGCGTCGGCCCGTGCGTTCGATCGGGAGCCCCGACACTCCGGCCGGGGTCGGCGGCGCGAGTGACCAGACTGGCCGACCTGTGACTCCGAAGCTCCAGGCGCACGCCCCTTCTATCGATGGATCGTCCGGTCACCCGCCACTCGGCCTGATCGGCGCCAAGGCGGACCAGCGCGCCGGGGCCGACAGGCAAACGCTTCCACCCGCACTGGATGGAGCAGCGGGCCCCTTGCCGCCGGCGCTGTTCCGACACGGCTTCAGCGAGGCGCCGCGCCGCCCCGGCATCGATCGCCGCCGCCAACTCGATCCGCTCGGTCGTGCGTCCTCCGGCCCCATGCGCCTGGCTCCCGATCTGATAGTCGCGCGCAGGGTCGTAATAGCTGACGACCACCGCGCCCGGCGCGTCCCCGGCGCCCGGAACCTGGCGGCTGCTTCCCTCTGCTATCTCACCTGCGGGGATATGGACGGAGTCGAGCACCGTGGCGTCACTCAGCCGCTCCCCATCGTCCAGGAGGGGCAAAGGAAAGGCCTGCCGCAGCTCATCGATCAGCCCGGCCACGCTGTCGCCGGAAGCGGCATAGCCGGAGATGAGATCACCCGATCCGCTCACCTCACCGCGGCTGAGCTCCTGCAAGATGGAGCCGATAGTCACGGGTCCAGGATCGGCATCCACTTCAAAGGTCAGCGAAGGAATGCGATTGCCATATGGCTCCAGCGCCATGTTCTCGAACACGGCGTAGGCGACTCCTCGATACGCCGGCGTTCCCTCCCCGGCCTCGGCAGCCGCGATGAACGGGTCCCGGGCCTGATCCTCATTCCCCAGGTGCAGCCGAAAGCCCGTTTCCTGCTTCCAGTCGCCCGCCTCGCCGCGCAGCAGATTGCCGTCGGCCCAGATGCGGCGCACGGCCCGGACCGGACGCGACGAAAGCGCGACCGCAAACGAGGCCGAATAGCTGTAGGTGGTGGTGGAGGGCCGTCCCTTTCCTCCGCTCCGGCGTGATCGATGCTCGATCAGGCCCGTCGACCAGATCACCGTGCCGGCCACTCGCATTGTGCCGAACAGCTTGGGGATGGGGCTGCCATAGCTGGACGTCTGCACGCGCAGATCTTGCAGCCGGGGCCCTTGACGGCCTTTTGTGCCGAGGATTCGGCTGTCGATCGCCTGTCCGTCCGCCGCCCGCTCCACCAGCGCGAACAGGGGCCCGAGTTCCTCCTCGGCTGCGACCAGCGCCGCAAAGCTCGGCCGCAGCACCAGCTCCACGCCGCCCAGGCGCAGGCTGGCCTCGCCCCGAACGGGATTGGCGGCGCTCACAGGCTCACCACCTGGCCGGAGCTCTCCAGGCTCAGCGTGTAGCTCCGCTCCCCATTGAAATCGCCCGCATAGTCGAGCCGCGAGACGAGAAACCTGCCGCGCATCCGCTCCCCGCTCTCGAAGCTCAGCTCATAGTCGTCGAGCACGCCGGCGAGCGCGTTGTTCTTGAGCCGGGCCTCCGCTGCCGAGCCGGTGAACACGCCCGCGCCCGATACCGACACCGAGCGCACGCCGGCCCCGGACAGCAACTCGCGCCAGCCGCCCGAGTCCTTGTTGGTCACCACCACCGTCTCGCCATTGATGCTGAGCTGCGTGGTCCTGAGCCCCGCCACGGTCGCATAGACCGGGGTCGGCGCGCCATCGCCCACCTTCAGCAGAAAGGCGCTTCCTCGTTCGATCGCCATCAACCAATCTCCATTGCCCGCACCCGATAGTCGACCATCCCCAGCCAGCCGCCCGCCCCATCCCGCGTCGTGCGCGACCGCAGCATCGTCACTGATCCAAGGCTCCATCCGTTGAGATTGCGCGGCAGCGCTTCGAGTGCGCGGCCGGCCGCACCCTGCAGCGCCACGGTGCGCGTCCAGCTCTCGCCTGCGTCGTGCACCTGCGCGGTCACGCGCACTTCCCGCCCGGATGCACCCTTGGCGCTCCAGTCTGCGGAGGTCAGCGGCCCCAGCACGAGGTAAGGCGGTGAAGCGCGGACCGGCCGCTCCAGGAACACGCCGTTCGCCGTCGCGAGAATGTCCGCTTCGCTCCGCAGCGCTTCCATCACCGCTGCGTGCAGTTCGGCTTCGAAGCTCATCGGACCAGCCCTCCCAGCCAGCGCAGGCGGCCATCGGTGAGCAGCCGCCGGGCGAGCCCGCGCCCGCTCAACTCGACACCCGCCTCGGTCACGCGAACCTGCACGCCCGGCGCGTCGACGCGACCGGCGATCCGCCGCTTTGCTCGTTCGACGGCATGCGCGGCGCGGCGTTCCGCCAGCCGTTCCGCCATCTTCACAGCGCCACCCGCCGCCATGGCCGCCACAGCGCCGCGACGGCGGCCGGGGGCGGTCCCTCGCGCGTGTCGTCGCGGTGTGCGTAGAGGTGGGTCGCCAACCGGACCGCCCCCTGACGCAGCGGTTCCGGAAGCGCGTCCCAGTCGCTTGCGAGACCGGCCTCATAGGTCACCCGCACGCGTCCCGCCGCGCCGAGCTGCATCACGCGCACCCAACCCACGCCCTCCGCGTCGATGTCCACCGCATACGCTTCCACCGGCAGGGCGAAGGCAGCTCCGTCAGCGGGCAGACCTTCGACCAGGGTGATGGCCCGCACCGGCTGCGCTCCAAGGCGCCGCCATTCGGCAAGCGCCGGCAGCACCTCGGTCGCCTCCCGCGCCAGCCCGATCCGCCCGCAAAACGCCTCGCATAGCAGCAGGGCGGTCCCGCACAGCGTCTCGACCATCGGGTCCTCGACCGGCTGATCCACCCGCGCGTAAGCCTTCACGGCGTCGCGCGCGGTCGCCAGGTCGGCTCCGCTGAACGCGCTCATCGTCAGCATGTGCAGCGCCTCCTGCCGCCCGCGGGCAGCATCCTCTTGATCATGTCCTTGTCCCCGCTTGAGAGCCTCTCCGGCTCAGCTCCGCTCGTAGGCGCCCGCCGCGCCGGCGCCCGTATTCAGCCGCGCATTGGCGGCCAGGTCGAAGGCGCACATCGCCTGACCTTCCGGAACCCGGCCATAGGCGGCGTTGCTCGCACCCGTGAGCAGATAGCTTCCGCTTCCCGCAGCGCCCGCCCCCGACCTGTTGTCGGCAAAGCCGACCGCCGCCGCGCCCGCATTGATGACACTGCCGCTCTCCAGATGTTCGCCTGTCCAGTTGTTGCCGTCGGCAGACGCGACCGAGTTGTTGGCGTCGCTCCTCACGCGCACATTGCCCTTGTGGCGCACGCCGTAGCGCGTCGCCCAGTTCTGGGTGCGGCCGCTGATCGTCGTGTTGGCGGTAAAGGTGTCGGCCTTGATGTTGGCTTGGTAGAGGATGGAAAAGCGGATCGCGATCCGCTTCGCCACGCCGACCGCGCCCGCCGCATCGGTATAGCCGAAGTTGACACGCGTGACGCTCGCCTGGTTCGCGTCCGTCCCCGGCACGGTCGCATAGGCCACCAGCACATTGTCGACCGGCGCGACCGCGCCGTCACCGCTCAGCCGCCACGCTCCGCCGCCGGCCGCCATCGTGCCTTCCACCAGGAAGTTGACCACATGAAAGCCCGCCGCGATCGGGTTCACGTCGCCGATCGAGGAAACCGAAGCGTTGCGCGCGTTCAGGAACGAAGTTGCGACGAACTGCGCGCCGTCAAAGCTGTCGAGCAGCGGGTTGGTCGCCCTGCTCGCATCCTCGAAGCGGAACCGCTTGAAGCGACAGCCGAGCAGCGAGAACATTCCCGTGGCGTGCGCATCGACCGTCGAGTCCTCGCAGACCACGCCGACAGCTTGGGCGACCTGCTGGCGGCTGTTGCCGCCCGCCAGCATGAAGCTCGCATTGGCGTTGGAGAGACCCGTCACCGTCAGATTGCGGTAGCACATGGCCGGCTGCCGGAAATGAATTGGAGCGGTCGCACCGCTGATGGTCAGCGTCGTCGCCTCCAGCGCGAAGGGTGCCCACAGTCCATAGCCGTCGATCACGCCCGAGCTCTGCGTGATCGGCACCATGAAGCGAGTATAGGGCGGGAAGTAGCGGCTTGCGGCAAAGGTCACGCCAGCCGCCGCTCCGTTCGCCGGATCCTGGCGGATATTCACCCAGGTCTTGCCGGCCGGCGCGTCCACGCTCGCCGGCGCGAAGCTGGCCGGCGACGCGGTCATGTTGCGCAGGTAGATGTCGGCGCCTCCGCAGTCGTTGTGGCCCTTGTTCGCGCTGTTCCAGGCCGGAAGTGCCGCATAGGCCGCCTCGATCGTCGGAAAGGGTGTCGCGCGCGCGGCAGCCAGGCTTGCCTGGACTGCGCCTCCGGAGGCGCCGGCCTCCACCACCGCAACCGCGCCGCCATAACCGCCCGTCTTGTCGCAGAAGAAGCGCAAGGGCGTGCGCGGGTTGGCATTGGACCAGTCGCCTGAGGTGGCGACGCCGTCCACCGTCAGGTCCAGTATGGCGCTCCCATCGCCCAACCAGGGATAGACCCGCGCGTTCAGGATGCACCGCTGCCCCTGACCCAGATTGTCGAGCGGAACGGTCGGCCGGAACACCTCGAAAGGATTGCCCTGGGTCGCCTCCTGCGAGAGCGTTACCGCGGTTACGTCCAGGTCGCCCGTGCTGCCGGCCCCTTCGTCGGTCGCGCGAAACCGCACGCCCGCCGCCATGCGGCCGTTCAGGCCGTAAAGGTGCGTCACCACCAGCTCGGGCGCGAACGGGCCGGTGCGGCGCTCATGCTGCAGCGACGCCCAGCTGGCGAGCGGCTTGTAATAGCTTTTGGTGGAACCGTTGACGACGGCGGCGATCGCGCCTGCCTGAGCCGCGCCGTAGAAGCCGGGTTCCGCAAGCGCCGCCACGATGGTCGATCCGCCGAAGATCCAGTCTTCCAGCGAGAAGTAGATGGTCCGCGATCCACCCGCCCCGCTATTCAGCGCCGTCGCCTGGTTCGGATATTGCCTCCGCAGCACCGCGCCCCCGCGGATCGTCCGGACGACGACTGCATTGGGCGCCGCGGCCGGAGCCGAATAGCCGGGGTCGGAGACGGTCAGCACGATCTTGTTGGGGTCGAACGCTGCCGGTCCGGCGTCGGGCAGCACGATGCGAGCCACCCAGCCATTCGCGTCCGCCGCGTCCACGCCGTCCGCCGCCTGCAGCCCCGCTGCGGGCAGGATCTCCAGCGACGTGACGGCGGCCTGCGGAGCGGCGGCGTCCGCCGGCCGCCACTCCATGCCCAGCGCCAGCATGAACATCAGTAGAGCGCCACGATCGAGCCTGCGGTCGTGCCCGTCGCGCGCACGAACCGCGCCCGGAACGGCAGGACCGAACCTGCGCCCAGGTTCCTGAACGTCACGTCGGCATTATCATTGACCCCGCGCGCCACCAGATCACCGCCCACGCCGACAAACAGCGCCTTGGGGATATCGGCCAGCGGGTTCCCATCGTGCGGCACCACCGCCACGCCCCTCGTCGCCGGCGCAAACACCGCGTCCGCGGCCCCGGCAAAAGCATCAGCCATGTAGAATCTCCCGCTCTTCTAAGCCCCTCCCCTGCAGGAGAGGCGTTGGGGTGGGGCCGAACCCCCACGCAACTAGCACGCGACTGACCCACCCCCGTCGTCCCTCCCTGGAATGGGAGGGGCTCACATGCTCAGCTTGCCGCGAACTTCAGCAGCTTGATCGCCTCGCTGTTCGTCACCGATCCGCCGATCCGCTTCACGGCATAGAAGTGCACGAACGGCTTGTGCGTGAACGGATCGCGCAGGATCGTGGTCTCGCTCCGCTCCGCGATCAGATAGCCCGCGCGGAAGTTGCCGAAGGCGATGGCGAAGCTGTCCGCCGCGATGTCGGGCATGTCCTCGGCCTCGACGACGGGATAGCCGAGCAGCGTGTCCGGCTGCCCGCTGGCCATCGCCGGCTGCCACAGGAATGCGCCGTCCGTCGTCTTGAACTTGCGGATGCGCGCCAGCGTCGCCGAATTCATCACGAACGCCGCGCCCTGACGATAGGGCGAGCGCAACGACTGGATCAGGTCGATCAGCTTGTCCTGGGGATTGCTGGCCGGGAAAGCGCCCGCCGCGCCGGTCGCGAGATACTGAAGCGTGCCGAACGCACGCACCCCGTCCGCTTCGTTGGTCGGCGTGCCCGTCAGGAACCCCTTGGGCTTGTTGACGCCGTTGCCGGTCACGAACGCCGCACCCTCGGCCCTCGCGAACTCGGTGGCGATCTCGTTCGCCAGCCAGGCTTCGACATCGAAGGCGGCGTCGTCCAGCATCGCCTGGCTCGCCGCCGGATTGGCGTAGAGCTCGCCCATCGGCGGCGCGATCTCCTGGAACGTCGGCGTCGCCGTCTCCGCTCGCGCGCCCGTTTCCGAGGCCCAGCCCGAAGGCGTGCCGCCGGTCGTTATCAGCTTGCGATAGCCGGCCGAGCCTACGCGAACCACATTGGCGATGCGACGGATGGGCGAAATCGCCAACAGCGTCCGGTCGA